CTCATGCAGGGCTCCCCCATTTCTCAATCAGCATTTTGCGGTCACTCGGGCTTGCGTTCTTGTAGTCCTCGTACATATCTGCCGTCCAATGCCGCTTTTTAATATTCACCGGCTTTTTCGCCGGGCTTGTCCACCAAACGCAAAAATAGCGTAACGCATCCGGGAAATGCGTCAATCCGTGCGGGTTCTTCGCATACACATCAGGGTTTTTATCATCCTTCTGTATTTTCGTCAGGCACGTCCACAACTCGCCCGGCTTGTAGAACGTCAGATACCCCTTCCCTGTTTTCTCGTCCTTGCGCAGCCATTGTTTCATGGCCGCACACCCGGCAGGGAAATCGCGGGAACTTTGCACCAGCGGCAGATGCGCTTCGCTGAACAGCTGTGCACGGCTCTTGCCGCTCTCCTGGCTGCGGTTCCACAAATCAGGCGGCGCAAGGTACATATCAATTTCCTCGCCTTCGGAATCTCGCAAAATCAGGTCTGCCGCTTCGCCTATCGTCTTGTTCGGCCCGCCGTCCACCCGGTAGACCGTTGCATGGTTGTTCGGGTCAACGGCGATCCAGATAGCCGCCAGCATATCAAGGCCGTAGTCAATCGCCACATAGCGTCTAAGCGGCCCTGTGGGCGGTGCATCGACCAAGTGGGTATCTTTATCAAGCTCACTAAAGAAGCGCCCTCCGGGTGCGGAGAGCGCTTCTTCCTCTGTTGCAGGGTACTCCTGCATCGTTTTATCCTCGCCCAGTGCAGCGACCGTCTGAGCGTACCACTTCTCACTGCGGCGCGGGTCAGTTGACCAGGGCAAAAACAGCTTGGTAAAGCCGTTACCGGGGTTTGTATAGATTTCCTCAAACAGTGTTCCCAGCTTGATAGTAGACAAACCAATAACCCGCCCGCCGAACGGTCGGTTGATAACCGGGTATGCCGCCTGCCAGATTTCCTCTGCATACTGCTGGAACGCCCATTCGTCTATCACGATCAAGTCGGCAGTAAACGAACGACCTGCCGCAGGGCTTGACGGGAACGCCTTGAACACGCTCTCCGGGCCGTCCGGCCACATCACAACGACCTGCATCGTGCTTTTGTAGAACACCGGCCCTGACCACCCCGGGATACTTCCGCCCGGCGTGTCCACCTCGCGGATAAATTCTGGCATATACCGCAGAATCACCGCCAGGCGGCGCACAAGCTCTTTGGCCTCGTCCTCCGACCGGCTCAAGCCTATGGCAGTACGGCCTGTGTTCAGTGCCACCAACCGCGCCACTTCCACCAGCGCCAGCCAGGTAAACCCAAGCTGCCGCGCTTTCAGCACGCACACAAGCCGGTTCCCCGCAAACACCGTCAGGGCTTTTTTCTGCCCATCCCACAGCGTAAACGGCTGTATCAGTTCCGCAGCGTCCTTGTCCTCAATGTGGCAGTACGTCTCACAAAAATAAACGGGGTCTTTGCGGCACGCTTCCCGTTCCAGCTCTCTCGCTTCTTCCAGTGTCACCGCATCACCCCGCTTTCAGCAAAAGTCTTGCGTGGAAAACCAGCCAATCAAAACGGATTGCAAAGTTCGGAGCCGCGTACACCATGTTGTCACGCAAAAACGAAAGCGACGGCAACAGAAAGAATGATTTCCTGTAAATCTCAAAATCGAACTTGCAATACATTTCTCTACCTCAAAAATTCCCCATACCCGCCCTACCGGTCTCTGCTATGCCGGTCTCACCCGTTGCGGGTATCAATTCCGCAACGCTTTTTTCATCCGCTGCATTTATCTCCGCGTGCGGATTCGCGGTCTCTGCTTTGATGTTATGGGTTCCGGCGATGCGTAACTGCGTCAGTAACGGAGTCCGCACAAGCAGATGCCGGGCAGATTTTTTCAGGCTCTCGAAGTCCCGTTGCGACCTGCCATCGCGCCGCGCTCCTGATCGGCTTGCCGCTTTGCTTACAGCGTTCAGGTTATCTATCGCGTTTTGCCTGCGCCGGGCTTTCACCGGTGGGAGCGACCCAGCTTGTGGCCCTTGACTGGACTTGAACCAGCACTCCAAGGCTCTTGCCATTGAGCTACAAGGGCATATAAAAACCCCGCATGTTGCGCACTGTTAGTAGGCTCGCGGGGGTTGCCTAGCTGGGAACGGAATGCGCTTGCACTTGCCTATTTACCAGCATCATCGGCGTTGGTGCAATCAACCGGATTTGAACCGATAACTCCCCCTCGAGATAGGGCTTTACCAATTAAGCTATGATTGCAAATAAAAGGCGCGGCAGTTGCGCGTGTTGCACGGTGTGCAAGTTATAAGCAAGTTGATATTTAACGTATTACCGCGCTATATTTTAAAACTCGCCACAAATTTACACGCTTTTGCAAGTTGCGTGCACCAGAGGCTTGCCGCGATCTGTTGGTACTGCACATAGGTCTTGCACCTTTGCCGCGCCGTTGCTTCGGAACGCAGCGCCCTTGCCGCTGTGATTTTCTAAATCGTATATGGCTAATACGTCACCACTTGGCTGGCTATGCAGCATATAAAATAGCGCCGCATTCGGATTGGCAGCGCCAGCCTTGACCCGGCACGGTTCCGCTGAACTTACCCGCCAGCAGATGCGGGGGAAAAGTTTCGTCCCCTTACGGACAGGCCCATTGCAAGGCCTTGGCGCAGAACAGAGGACGCGAACCCCAACCGCCATCGGCGGCCAATCGGTTTAGCAAACCGTTCCCACTCCTCGCGGGTTTATTCTGCAAATAAAAAAAGCGCCCTGCCGTAGCAGAACGCTTTGTATTGTGGCCGCTGGGTCTTGAAGCGGACGGCCCTAGTCCCATAAGAAGTAGGAGGTACTGTCTCCGCACCGTGAAACTCAAAATTTCAAAATTTTATTTTTCAGGGAACCTATTCCATTTTGGAATGAAATCTTGCATAGGGGGGATGCCCTATTTTTTCTCCAATCGCGTAAGCGTCACCAATGATTCTTTCCAAAAGCTCTTCTACAGTGTAACAACCGTACAATGCATGCCCTTGTTCTCCGACTGGCCCTTTACACCTTTTCGGCTGTTCTATTTTATTCGGCAAAAAGCCAAATTCATCAATTACATAAGAAACTTTACTCATTGGCATAGCCCTCCAAATTATTTATTTTGTGTGCACTGGGGGAACGAACATATTCGTACTGAGCCGCGCTCTTCGCACGACCCGGCCCGCCCCTCATAGGGGGGATACCCCCACTCCCTACCCTGCCAGCCTACCGGCCTGGATTCCTACCTATAAAAAAATAGACCCCCGCCCCCTTCTTGATGCCAGCAGCCAGCAGGCTTTCCCGCTTTCCTGCTTTCCTCATGCCGGAACAGCAGCCCATTTCGCTAAATACTTATTTAGCGAACATCAATTTCACGTTGCATCGTTCTTTTGCATCCGCTGTTGGATGTTCTGCAACATTTTTCTATCCGCGTCGGTCATTGTCTCGGCGGTGATTTCCATCTGATCTGCCGGTTTGTCTCCCGCAGAATCCCGCACGAACACCGCCGCTTTGACGTCTCCCGCCTTCGCTTTTGCGGCCATTGCTATTGCGATGCTATCGTAAACCGTCAGCGGTTCTCCCCTCTTTTGGGCCATCTTTTGAGCTCTCTCTGCTAATTCCTGATCTTCTAGGCTGCTGACGTCGTCAGGCTGTTTCAATAAATCGTTATATATATCCCTAATAGTGCGGCGCTTTGCTTGTAGCTCGTTGCTTGCTTTTGCTCCTGCGCTCTGTATCTCTCTTTTTCGCTCTGCTGGTTGCTGGTCTAGCGTTTTCGGCTGCAGGTTTGCGATACTTGCCGGGTTCATTCGCCTGCCCGCTTTGCTGATCAGTTCCCCGCGCTCTGCTTGCTCTTTTGCTCGAGCTGCCCCGCGTTCTGCCTTGCTCATCTTCTGGACGGCCTGCGCCGCCTTTTTCTCTGCCATGTTGCCGCCCTCCTCTTTAAAAAAAGCAACAAAAAAAGCGCCCAGACCGAAGCCTGGACGCCACAAACCTAATTTTTTCGCGTTACAACGTTAAAACTGTATAATGAGTAATTCCCGCCGAGTGAGCTTGCTCCCTCGCGGGATTGCTCATTATACACATTTTACTACGCAAGTGCGATTTTGTCAAGTGTTTTTCGGTTTATCGTTATTTTCTCGCTGCATCTTTTCCGCGCAGGCTTCCAAAATGTAGCCTTGTGTGCTTTTTCCTGCTGCTGCTGCTGCCGCCTTGATTTTCTCGGCCTCTTCTTTAAGTGGTCTTAGTTCAATTCTGCCGCACTTTTCGTTATACCTCGAAATTGCGGCCCGCTTTGCTTCGCTCACCGGCATTTTTCCGCCTCCTTATAAAGTGTTACCCACATTATACCACTTTCCAAGATACTCCGCAGTATACATCTTGCACAAATAATCGTGCCGTATACTCCGTAGTTCTTGTGCAAGTATCCAAACTATACTCCGTAGTATTGACATCGTGGATACTCCGTAGTATCATACAGACATCGAAAGCAAACAACCCCACACACCAAACAGGAGGACAAATACAATGACTACCACCTATAAAACCTACAAATGGTTCAACCCCCGCCCCTGCACCATCACAGAAGGAACAGCAATGTACAGAGACCTTGCCAGCAAGCACCACCCCGACCACGGCGGCAGCGTCACCGACATGCAGGAAATCAACGCCGAGTGGGACGAACTCAAACCAACGCTCCCCCGCTTCTGCAGTGAGCAGGCCAAGCAAGGCCGCCAGCAGTACCAGCAGACCAAGGCCGCGCAGGATGCCGCCAAGGCCGCACAGGATGCAGAGGCCGTCAAGATGGCCGAAGAGCTGGCCAAGTGCCCGGGCCTGAAGTTCGATGTTGTCGGCTCCTGGATTTGGGCCGACACCAATCACAAGTGATTGCGCACCCTCGAAAAGCTCGGTTTTCGCTGGTCTGCGAACCGTTGTAAATACTATTGGCATCCGAAAGGCGACACCAGCCGCCGCAACCGGAAGGCCAGCTACCAAGACATTTATAACAAGTACAGCGGCCAGAGCTACCAAACCCGCGACCGCGAAACCATCCCCGCCTGATACCTTGCAGGGCCGCACAGTAAAGCGACCCTACCCCACTACAAAATTGAAAAGGAGATTCACACCATGAAAGAACTAACCATCATCCACGACAACGGAATCCCGGGGCAGGTCGGCGCGTCGGCATACAACGCCGTCGATGTGCAGCAGGCGGGCGGCCTTGACGCCCTGCTTGCAAGCTACCGCGCCGCAGGCATCCGCATCATCAAAACAGTTATTATCTGTTAAGGAGGCCCACAGCATGGAACACCTGCAAACAGCTTATGAGGCCGCATATGTGGCCCTGTATGACGGCATGGACGAGCTGCCAAGCTACCCGGCCACCGTTGCCCGGTTCGAGTATTTCACCGCCAACAGCGCCACATTTCGCCGTGCCCGGTTCCGGCTGGAAGAGCTGCAAGGCGATCACATCATCAGCGACCGCGAGGCCGCCGCGTTCGTTCTAGCCGCTGAACAGTGCGGCATCATCTGAAAGGAGCAACCACCATGAAAACCCTACACCACACCGAAACCACCTGGCAGGGCCGCAAGATTATCATTGACGCGGCAGACCTCACCGCCGAATGTGGCTATATCGAAGTTATGGCCCTGTACCCCGATGGCCGGGAGATTGAGTGTTACCACACCCACGACCCGGAGGACGCCCGCCTCATGTTCAACCACTACTGCGACCTGGCCGCCGACCGGCCCACCGCCGACACCTACACCCGCGCCGACTGGCACCGAGACGGAACGCTGCGGCCGCGCAAGGGCCAGGCCATCACGGCGGAAGTTTACAACGAGATGTTAACCCGCGCCCCTACCTGCAAGCTGCCCCGCGACCTGCGCCACGACTGGCAACGTGGCTATGTGATGACGGAGCCTTATAGTCAAGACGAGGCCGGAAACCTCTTATATATGGCCTTCGTCGCCGATGGCCTGCGGCACTTCTATTATGGGCTTGTACGCTTCTGATGCTCTCGCAGGGCTGCACAGCTTAAAGCAGCCCCGCCCCATAACCCAAAAACAGAAAAGGAGCTAACAAACATGATCACCGGAATTAAAAGCATTGACCACCGCGCCGCCACCCGCACCCTGTACGAACTGGACGGCACTACACCGCGCGGCGAACGCATCGGCGTTGAGTTTACCGCCTGCACCAACGACGGCAGCAAGCACAGCCTCTGCCAAATCTGGCACAAGGCCGGATATACCCCCGCACCTCTGCCCTCTTACTGGGCTGTTGACGTTTACGCCACCGACGCCGCCGGATGCTGGGGACGCTACAACCCCACCGAGAAGCGCGACCCCACCGAGCCGCGAATGGTGCTTGACTTCGATTGGGTACTACCCGCCACCCCTGCCAACCGTAACAAAATCCTGGCCGAGATCATCCGCCGGGCAAATAAGGAGGACTAAACCATGAAGAAATTTATTCTAGCCGTCATCATCACCGCCGCGCTGGCGGCATCCTTCGCCGCCGGTTGCCGCGCCACCATGTTGAGCGCCCGCCTTGTCTCCGCATCCGACAGCGCTCGTCTGCATCCTTCCTACGTCATTTCCTACCGCTTCGGCCCGCTCTGGTTTAATGAAATCTACGATTGAATATCGGCACGCCATGTGCTACACTATGAATAATAAAAAATAGGAGGTTTCCAACATGACCTACAACGACTATCTGGCCGACTGCCTCGACTTTTCCAAGGCATCCTGGACATGGTCCGAGCTTGACCCCCGCAAGCCCTACATCACCACCAACGGCAGCGGCTGGCAGGAATCCTGCGACAACAACAACGGCGGTATCGACGTTTCGTGGGCCTTCCATCTTCCCGCCGTTGCCATCTACGACAACGCTGCCCAGCACTTTGCAGATAGCTTCTCCGAGCTTTTGCAGCTTGCCATCGACAACGATGCCCGCGACCCCGACCAACTGCAAGCCATCGTTGATCTATTCGTTTGAAACGTCGTATTTGTGTCGTATAAAACCGCATTATCAACGATACATCGAACATACAAACAGGTTCAAGTCCTGTTAGCCGCACCATTTCAAAAAGAGCGTATCTACGAATCATGAACGTAGATACGCTCTTTTTCTGCGTTTTATAATGTCTCAATATGTTCAAGCATGTTATTTTTCGCGTCGTAAAAGCGTCGTAAACGCTTTTATTTTTGCAAGACGTCGTAAAAACGTCGTAAAAAAAACAGCCCGATTTCTCACGAAACCGGACTTCAATTATATCGTTTTATCGCTTATAAATTTTTCCAGTGCCGCGCCTGCTGTATCAAGCTGGCGTTCCCGTATATGTGTATATACCCGCCGTGTTGTCGTAATGTCAGCATGCCCCATAAGGCGTTGCGCTTCCAGCTCGCCAATGCCCGCCGCATATAACATGCTGGCGTACTCGTGTCGGAACTGATGCGCCGTGACATCTGCCTTCCATACCTTCACCGCGGTTTCGTACACCTTGCCCAGGTGCTTGTTTTTCCGGGCCTGTACGGTATAATGTGCCATGCCCACTTCCTTGCAATAATAAGCCCATCTGCGCTGATATGCTGTTCCTGTCAGCGGCTTTTCGCCGCCAAGTATAAAATCACTATCCGCCTCGCGCAGCGGCTCCAGCACGCCCCGCAACGGCGAAAGCAGCGGCACGGCACGCACACCGCTTGCTGTCTTGGGCATCTGCACTATCGGCTGATTATGCACCCATGCCACCTCTTTACTTATGCTGATTCTGCCGTTTTCAAAATCTACATCGCCCCATTGCAGCGCCAGCACCTCACCCAAACGACAGCCCGTATACATAAAGAGCCATGCACACAGCCCGAACCCCTCCGGGTGTGCCTTGACAGTCTCCAGCTGTTCCACCGTCGGAGGCTCCCGGCGTTCCTTTTTCATCCCTCGCGGCAAATCCGTAGCTGTCACTGGGTTGTATGTTTCGCCATCTCTGACGCACCAAAACTTGAACACACAAGACAGCACGCTCCGGGCGTTGCTTGCCGTCTTCCCTGCATACCCCGCCGCCTTGAATTTCTCTCCCCACAGCGACACCAGCGCGGGCGTTATTTCTTTCATTCTGTACCCACTGAACTCTTCCAGAGCGGCCTTGTAGCTGCCCTTGTAGGCTCTTTCCGCGCCGGTCTTGATATTTTTTGAATGGGTCTCCCACCATTCACCGGCAACATCCTCAAACAGTGGGCCATTCTCTTTCACCGCTTCCCTCTGGCGTTCGTACTCGTCAATTTTTGCGGCGACCTCTTTCGCGGTCTTGCCGTAAAAGTGTACCCGCTTGCCGTCGTAGGTTTTTGTTCGCTCGATCAGGCCATCGGCCCGCGCTTTTGCTCTTGCCATAGTTGACACCCTCCTAAAATCGATATATACTAAAAGATGCCAGCTAAAAGCTGACACCCTTGCCCTTGTCGGTGCTCGTCCCACCGGCAGGGGCTTTTTTTATTTCTACGGATTGCATCGGCTACAAGGAGTGTACCCTTGCGCGATGGCATCGTTTATATCAATAGAATAGCAGCTATTTCGTAAATACGAACATCCGTAAGAATGATATTTGCTGCCCGTCGCCGTGATATAAACCGTGTAGCTGGTTGTCTGTTTGGGTTGATACGACTGCCCAGCGCTTGCCGCGCCGTCGCTGTATCCCTGGTTGTATCCGTTGTTATACGCCGCACTGGTGTCAACCGACTTTTTCCCTTCGGCTACTCCTACTTTATATCCTGTGTCATAGCCCCTGTTATAGTCAACAGCGGAATTTGCTGTGCTTTTTCCCGCGGAATATCCATTTGTGTACCCGCTGTTGTACCCTTCTTTTTGGCCGTAGTCATAGCCACTTTTCTTTCCGGCATCATATCCGGCCCGGTACTGCTCATCTGCCACCTCATCGGATTTTTCCTGGGCGGCCGCGTATCCCTGATTATAGATAGCTTCTGTATCTATTTTCGCCTGCGTATCAAAATAGCCATAGCACAAAACCCACACAAAGCACGCTGCGGCCAATGCCATAAGTACAGCATAGTTCACCCGCATCGTTCGCGGCTCACCTTTAGACACTAATACTTTATCCGCATTATATTCTACTACGCCATTTTTACAATACGGACACCGTTCATGCCGTCCCAACTTCCGCGCGACATCCAGCGTTCCGCTTTTTACTCTCGGGGCTTTTCGAAGTTCCGGGCACGCGGGGTTTTCATGTATATAATGGTCGTTCGTATCATCCCGCCAAAATACAATTTTATCCACAGTTGCGCCACCTTTGTTCAATCTGCTAAATCCCCGCGCCGTTTCGCGCTTTTTCGCTCTAGCTCACCCTTATACTGTAAATACAAACTACATTTTAAGGGAGGTTTCCACATTGTCTGTTATCATTCGCCCGCAACTGCCGCCTAAACATGGTCGCCGGAAACGTCCCAAAAATCGGATTGTAAAACGTTCCAGCACGTTTTTGTGCAATTTACTACTTGAATTACAACCATAAGTAGTGTATAGTTGTTTTCATAAACAACAGCTACATAATATAAAGGAGAACGACCATGCAGGAAATCAGCGATCAGGAATTTATTGCCATGTTTCACCAACTGCCGGATAAGGCAGCCTACATCAATTACCTAAAAGCCCTCGCAGCATCGCCAACGCTGCCGCCTGCTTCTCCGGCGGTAACTGGTGCATGATGTCCAGAGCCTCTTTATCAAGTTCATCCACCCCATCAGCGGCAACGCTGGTGGGGTTTTCTTTTTTCGTTTCATCCTCGCCCTGAATATCTTCCACATTAACGCCTAGATATTCCGCGATTACAGGCATTTTAGATTTGCGTGGGTTTGTTCTTCCGGTGTTCCACTGACTGTATACGCCACTGCTAACGCCCAGATATTCACATAAATCAGAACCATTCTTTTGTTGTTTCGCTAAATAGTAGTTGATTTTGTCTATTGTTCGCATTTCGCCACGCTCCTTATTTGTGCAAAATGCTATTTTACTATTATTTCTAAGTTTCCTCTTTACATTCTTAGCAAACTTAGTTATAATAGAAACATAGCTTGACGGGCAAAGCAAAAGCCAAGCCCACAAAATATGCGGTCTTTAGAAAAATATTGTTCTCGCACTTCAATAATAACTAATCTCCGCTTAGTTGTCAAGATATAAAACTAAGTTTAAGGAGGTGTTCTAATGAAAGAATACACGCAGTACAAGCGCCTGCGCGAGAAAGCGGGCCTCACCGTCAAGCAGGTCATGGACGCAATGGGTGTTTCTGACGCAACGGTTTATTTTTGGGAGACCGGCGTCACCAACCCCGCAATCGGCAAGCTGCCCGCCCTCGCCAAGCTCTACAACTGCACCGTAGACGACCTTTTAAGAAAGGAGTAACCCCCATGCCCCGCGAAAAACCCCTATACCGTGACACCCTTGTCACCGTCCGCGCCCGCGCTGCCGAGCTCTACCCCGGCGAGATACTTTTCGGCCCTGTAAAGGTCGCAAAGATTCTGGGCCGCTCCCGCGGCTGGGTCTGGCTGCACTATGGCAGCATCCGCAACATGACCTGCGAACAAATCGCAAGCCTAATTTCATAACAACCGCCTGCTGCAACAGGCGCACATAAAAAGGAGATATTTACTATGGCTATCCAGAAGAAAGAAATCATCGAGATCAAGCGCCCCGAAATCGTTAAAACCACCATCCGCATCGTTGGCGACTCCCCGCTCATTATGCACCGCTGGACGAAAAAGGCCAAGCAACAGATGCTTGATAAGCAGATGGGCAAAGGCACAGTAAAGAAAGAGCCTAAAGAGCCGGTGGCCGATTTTATTCAGTCCATGTACTGGATGACACCGCGCCCCACCGAAATGACCGAAGAAGCCTTTAACGCAGCTATCCAGGATGGTGCGAAGTTCGGCTTCCCGGTTACGGCTATCAAGCAGGCCGCTATCAGCAGTGCGTATCGCTGCGGTATGAGCAAGGACAAAGTTTCCCTGCAAGGTGCATTTTTTATTACCGGCGTTGGCCAAGAACAGCTTGCGGAAGTGAAATACAGCACCCCGCCGCATATCCGTGAAGATATGGTGCGAATCCCCGGCAGCGCAGATATTCGTTATCGCGGCCAGTTTGACAACTGGTACATGGATTTGGAAATCAGCTACAACAAGGCAAGTTCCTATTCTTTAAAAGACATTATCAGCTTGATTGATTTGGGCGGCTACAACTGCGGCATCGGTGAATGGCGTCCAGAAAAGAGCGGCCAGAGTGGTATGTTCCATGTTGAATAAGCATCACACGGCAGGCATGGTAAGGTGAGGTCTGGTTAGGTAAGGCACGGTAAGGCACGGCAGGCATGGTCAGGTGAGGTAAGGCGCGGTGCGGTCTGGTAAGGTATGGCAGGCAAGGCAAGGCAAGGCAGGGTAAGGCGCGGTGCGGTCTGGTAAGGTATGGCAGGCAAGGCAAGGCAGGGTGCGGCTTGGTGAGGTAAGGTCAGGTACGGCAGGCAAGGCAGGGTACGGTGAGGCTTGGTGTGGCCAGGTACGGTACGGCAGGCAAGGTATTTGCCCAATTTCAAAACAGGAGGTATCCCAATGACTTATCAATGGAAATCGGCGTCCTACATAAAAGCGGACGCCCAACAGGCCGGGCAGGTCTGTGAACAGCTTGAACGTTCCGGCGGTCTTACCGCAAAGCGCCTGCTGGACGTATCCCGCCCGGTGGACGCTCCCCTGCATGGGGAATTTGAGTGGAACGACACAGAAGCCGCCGAAAAATACCGCGAATCCCAAGCACGGCACATCATCAGCTGCCTTACGGTCGTAGCAGAAGAACAGCCGGTCACCCGCGCTTTTCTCAACATCCGCGCCGCTGGCTCGTCCTATGAATCCGTGCAGGCTATCGTTCAGCAAGAGGACAAGTACGCCGCCCTGCTGGCCCAGTGCAAAAAGGATCTGCAGGCTTTTTTGCAAAAGTACAATCAAATCAAGGAACTTGCCCCCATTGCCGAAGCTGCAAAACCCATTATCAGCGCATAAAAAATGCCCAGTGCGCTGCAACGCACCGGGCAGGTTCAAGGAGATATTTCAATGAACAACTTTATTTTATCACTTCCCCGCGCCGCCGTCAAGCTGGCAATCACCGCAGATTTGGTGCTGCTGCTGGCTGCGCTTGGCTCTCTCAACATCCCCGGCATCGTCTGCACGGTGCTGGCCCTCAACGCCCTGTGTGGGCTGTATTTCAAGGAGGCCACCGAATGACCAGCTTTTGGGGGCATCAAGATAATCCCTTCCCGCCTGACGAACCCCGCCGCCCGCGCTGCCCGGTATGCGGTGATGAATGCACCATCATTTATAAGCAAGGAAACGAGGTTCTTGGATGTGAGAACTGCATCACCCAGGACGACGCCTGGGAAGAACCTGCCTGCATGGAGGATGACAGATGACACAATTAGAAAAAGCGAATATTGCGCTACAGTTATACTCGCAGCTTTTATCGGTAGCAAAAATTGTAAAGTATGTGGCTAATCGCCCACGAATCTACAGCATAACAGGAGTTGGAACGACTTTGTCTAGCCTTACAAAAGAGGAAATTGAAGCGCTGGAAGATGCTTTTAAGCTGCGCTTTTTTTCCAGCGGCAGTCGCCGCAACATGACAATTTTCACGTTCGTGGATGGCGAATACATTGAAAAGCCTGTAGTTCGTGCCGTTCCGCTTGAGCATATTTGCCCGCCGGAGTGCTACCGCATCCACCTCACCACCCCCGACCCGGAAGGAGAAGCAATCTAATGTTTAACGAAAAAAAGACGGAGTATTCTATTAAATCCCGTCAAGAGGTTCCTGTTATCCAGAGCACAAAATACATTGCAAGCCGAGACAAAGCATTAAAGGCCATCAATGATAGACCGTACCTAAAAGAGTCTGATTTCTGGATTTTAATGAACGAGACCAAAACCGGCAAAATGATGTACACCGGCTTGATTATTAGCCACAACGCCTGCTTGAAGATTAACGATAACATGCCAGAAAAAGACAAGTTCAACCCGGATTGCGTATCCGTTGATAAATCTGGATATGGAAACTCTCTTGTGTTCACTTACGCCAACAAGCAGCAGGGGCTTTACGAAGTTGGCGAAGCATCCGCGCAGAACTGTAAGAACGCTTACCCTTACGCAATGGCATACAAACGCTTGTTTGACCGTGTTGTTTTGAAAATCTGTAAACTTGCGTTTGACGGCATCTATTCCGATAGCGAAGCCGACGAATTTAAGGAACGTTATGAAGATGAGCCGGGGCAGCCTCCCGCACCGCAGCAGGAAAAGCCAACCCCCGCCGCCTCCCGCCTTGCCGCCCGCGCCGAGTGCCAGCGTGCTGTCAAAGCCTACTGCCAGAAGAACAACGCAGATGAAAATGATGCGTGGAAACTCATTGCTGACACCATCGGGAAACCCTCTAAGGACTTCACCGCAGAGGACTGGAAGCAGGGCCAGCAGATTGCAGAGGCGTGGAAATGAAAGCAGTTCTGAAATCCGTTATCCCCATCGACCAAACGAAATACGTCATTGAGTTTTCCTCTATGGATGACGCTAATATGTTCCGCTCGATTTTTGCAACCGCACAGGAAAAAGCGCAGAAAATCATTTCCAGTTTTGGCATTGCTACCAAGCACCGCAGCCTCTCTGCCAACGCCTACGCATGGGCGCTCATGAACCAGCTTTCCGCAAAAATCAACCGCCCTGTACTGGATATTTACCGTGATTTGATACGTGACATCGGCGGCAGCTCCGCTCTTGTCACCCTCCGCGCCGATGCTACAAAGGCATTCAAAAACGGCTGGGAGAGCAAGGGCGATGGCTGGCAGGTTCACAAGCTCGATGAAATGACCACCCCGCAGGGCGTTTTTTACAACCTGCAATGTTGGTACGGCTCCAGCGTGTTTGATACATCCCAGATGCACCGCCTCATTGAGCTGATCGTGCAGGAATGCCAACAGCAGGGCATCCCCACCATGACCCCGGAAGAAATCGCAAAACTGAAAGGACTGACAGACGATGCGCCGACCGACACGCAATGAATACGGAACCAAGCTGGACAAGAACGGCTATGCGCCAACGATTTTCTTTTGTGAGGATGGCACCTGTTACCGCTGTCGCAGTACAGGCCTGACAGTCCGGCACGAGATTTACGGCGGTGCTTTGCGCAGCAAGTCCAAACAATTCGGGCTTTGGATCAACGTCTGCCCGCAATGCCACGCCGCTATTCACAAAAGCGGCGAAAAACAAGATTACTATCACAAATTTGGGCAGTATCAGGCAATGGTCTACTATCACTGGACGGTGTCTGACTTCCGCCGCCGTTTCTATAAAAACTATCTCGATATTACGGAGGACTAATCTATGTTGAATGTTGTTGCTATCATTGGCCGCATGGTCAAAGACCCGGAACTCAAAACCACGAACAGCGGCAAGTCCGTCTGTTCTTTCCGCATCGCCAACGATTCTGGCTATAAGGATGCCAGCGGTCAGAGCCAAACGAACTGGCTTGACGTTACTGCCTGGGGCAAAACCGCAGAGTTTGTCTGCAAATACTTCCCCAAAGGTGCGCTGATCGCCATTGATGGCCGCTTGCAGACGCGCCAATATCAGGACAAGAACGGCCAGAACCACACAGCCGTTGAAATCGTGGCCCAGAACGTGAGTTTCTGCGGCAGTAAGGAAAATACCAGTCCCGCCCCGCAGAACGCCGCACAGCGCCCCGCAGCCGCATCACAGCGCACGCAGGGCGAACCCGATGCAGACTACGCCCTCATTGAAGATGACGGCGATTTGCCTTTTAATTTTTGAAAGAAAGGCAGGTGATGTAAATGGGCTATGTATTTGGGACGCAGTGGACGGACGATATGGTACAAGCCAAAATACTTGATTGCGTTTCAGCTTTGGGCTTGAAGCGCATGCCGTCTCGAGCAGAACTTCATAATTTTTATGGAAGCGATGCACTTACAAACCGCATCCGCCGCAGTGGCGGTTATTACGACTGGGCTGACCGCCTAGGCCTTCCAATGAAGGAAAGCGAAACACAAACCGGAAAAGACGGTGAAGCCATCGCAAAAGAGCTTCTTGAACAACACGGTTTCACCGTTAAGCGTATGAGTACAAGATACCCCTACGATTTATATGTTAATGGTTGCGTGAAAGTAGATGTAAAGACGGCGCATCAGACGAAAACAGCCAGCATTGCAAAATGTTATTCGTTTGGGCTTTCTAAAAGGTGTCCCACATGCGATGTGTATTTTCTTATTGCGCTTTCAGAAAGCGGAAACAAGGTGTACATTGTCCCATCTTCTATCAATCAAACCCAGATTTGCATGGGCGCAGTAAAAACAGCCTACGAAAAATATCGTGATCGCTACGACATTATCCGGCAGCTTTCAAATGCGCTCTCTTCATCAATGAATTTCTGAGGTGCTGCCATGAATGACGAGAAAGAAAAGAAAGAACGCATCCCCTCACAGATAGACCAGATTCTGGCCGTGCTGGAATCCGGCGGCACATTGACCGCCCTGGATGCGCTGGAAGATTTCGGGTGCAGCCGCCTTGCCTCCCGCATCACGGATATCAAGCGTCGGGGATACCCGGTAGCCTCCCGCATGGTACAGCGCCGCAACCGCTACGGCAGACTGTGCCGCGTCGCTGAATATTACATGGAGTGTTGAAAAATGGCTAACGAGGGCTTCATCAAGCTATACAGAAAAATGCTCGAATGGGGCTGGTATGATGATGGTCCCACCAAAGATGTGTTCATTCACCTGCTTCTAATTGCCAGCTACGAGGATAAGTTCTATCGCGGAATCACCCTAGAACGCGGGCAAGTTGTCGCCACAGCGTCAGAAATCAGCAAGCAGACCGGTTTATCACGCCAACAAATCCGCACTGCAATTTCCAAGCTAATTTCAACCAGCGAAGTAACCACGTCAAGAAAAGGAAATTTTACCGTATTTACGATAAATAATTACGCTGATTATCAGGCGACTAACCAGGTTAGCAACCAACCATCAACCAACCATCAACCAACCATCAACCAACCCTCTAATACTAAGAAGGTAAGAAGTAAAGAATATATAGCTACTACTGCTGCCAGCGACGCCGGGTGTGACCTGTATAACCAGGATTTATCCGACTGCATTCAGTGCTATGAACAGAACTGTGGTTCCATCCCCCGCGCTGTATCCGATGAAATCAAAGCGGCCCTACAAAAATTTCCAGCCGCCATCATCTGTCAGGCAATCGAAGAAGCCGCAGTTCATAACTCCCGGCGTTGGAGTTACATATCCCAAATCCTGGCACGCTGTGAGCAGGAAGGAATCTACACTGTGGAAGCTTTCAAGGCAAAGCGCGACAGTGCAAAAGCGGCCCGCACCACGCCACGCCAGACCGACGCCGCAGCCGCGATGGAGCGATTAAAGCAGCTCGCGAAAGGAGTGACCGCCGATGACTGAACAGGAAACTGCCTTCTTCCTGCTGTCCTGCACCAACTACTGGGCAAACCTCATGCGCGGCAAAGACCCGGACGAAATGACAAAAGCCTGGGCCACAGCGCTGAAAGATGTCCCCTTGCAGGCGGCCAAGAGCGGCGCGGCAAATCTGGCCGCCACACTGAAATTCCCTCCAACCGTTGCCGAACTACGCACGGCGGCCGAAGAATTTCTGCCGCGCAAAATCGAATCCTTTGACGTTCTGTTCGCCCGCACCTGCCATGAGTGCCTGAATTTTGACACGCCGCTTTTCCAAAAGATGCAGCGTGGTGACATTGACACGCAGGAGGCGTTGAACCTGAATGCCAAAGTATGAAATCATCACCTATTCCCGCTCTACCGGCGACATAACCCACTCCAAGCGCCTATATTCAACGCATTGGAACGCCGAAGCCGCCCTGCGCACCGCAGGTTACACCCAAAATCATCGTCTGCCGGACATCTGGTACAGCGAGAAGTACTACGCGAAAGTAAAGGAGATAGCACCGTGAAAGTATTAGTTGCCTGTGAAGAATCGCAGACAGTCTGCAAGGCGTTCCGAGAACGCGGACACGAGGCGTATTCCTGCGATATCCAGGAACCATCGGGTGGACACCCGGAATGGCATATTTTAGGCGATGCCCTGAAAGCAATCAATGGGGGGCAAATCGTAACGATGGACGGCAAGGCTCATGATGTAGGCAAGTGGGATTTGCTGATTGCACACCCGCCTTGCACCTATCTGACAAATGCAGGTGCCGTCCGCATGCGTGTTAAGGGCGAAATCGTTCAGGAACGCTTTCAAAAGGCCATGAAAGCAAAAGAGTTTTTCCTACACTTTTTCAATGCTCCTATTCCTCACATTGCTGTTGAAAACCCAACACCCATGAAAATTGTAGGCTTGCCGCCGTATGCACAGGCAATTCAGCCATACGAGTACGGACACCCCTACAGCAAACGCACCTGTCTATGGCTGAAAAATCTTCCACCTTTACAGCCGACCAAGATCCTTGCCTCGCATGAGCCATACGTCAACGGCGGCTGCAAAGATGCCCATGGGAACTATCGCAAATTCCAGGGCCGAAAAGAACGCGACCCTAAAACACGTGCCAAAACCTTCCCAGGGATTGCAACTGCAATGGCAGAACAGTGGGGCAGTTTATGAGATGCAAGTACACCATTAGCCTGCCCCCCATCACCAAAAAGAACAGCCCCCGCATCGGATACGTAGGCGCTCACTGCCCGGTATGCCATAAGGGCAAGTACGCAAAAGTTCTGCCAAGCGCAGCCTACTTGAAGTACGCAAGAGCTGCCAAGATGTATTTAAACCCGGCGCCAAAAAATCCGCTGGACGGCCGCTACAACGTCAAGTGCTTGTACTACATGCCTACACGCCGCAAGGTTGATAAAACAAACCTCGAAAGCGCCATCATGGATATTCTGGTTGATGCCAGGATTTTGAAGGACGACAACAGTAGCATTGTAGCAGCAACGGACGGCTCCCGCGTGTTGTACGACAAAGAGAACCCCCGCACCGAAATTTTTATCGAAGAATTGGAAGTGTAACCCATGAAATGCTATGCCAAACGCCACGCGCTGGCCTCCGACGCCATGAACGCTGCACAGCTCGTCACAAAGAAACTACTAGAGGAACAGTCAGACCGCATCGCGGCCCGCTGTTATAACGAGGTCTGGTGCGCCATGCTACAAGCCAACCTGTCCAATAGAACCATTGCACACGTTCAGAAAGCCCTTGCCGAAGCTGTACTGCCTAAGCTCGATGGTATCTATACCCCGGAGAGTAAAAAGCAGCTCGACAATGTGCAGAATGTTGCGGATGCGGATTTGTGGGTAAAAGCCTATTTGACCGACCATGGCGTGCAAGTCTGGGCGGCAAAGGAGAAAAGCAAATGATTTTTGTAACAAAGCCATGCCAGTGCTGCGGCAGCATTATGGTAAACGTCAACCGGCAGACGCAATTTTGCGAGGAGTGCAAGCGCATCAAAGGAAACGCCGCTGCCCGTGCCGCATATCACAAAACCCGCGAAAAAGTTTTAAAGCGGCGCAGGGAAAGGCGCATTGCTAAAAATGCGGAAAAGCCAAAGAAAATCGTGGTGCCGAAAGAAATCAAGAGAATAAAGCCGATTGAACAATGTACCCGCGAAGCCGACGCCCTGGGCCTGACCTATGGGCAGTATGTAGCCCGCGGGCTGGATAAGGAGTGATTGTATGCCGATTGGTACCTGGATAGCAGTAATTATTTTACTTTGTCTAATTATTGGGATTGCTGCCTATATCATGTATGCCATTGATACCCCGACCGCAACGACTATCGGGACGTTAGTAACTATAGCGATTTGTGTTGCCACAATTTTTGGCTTTCGTTGGTATTATGCAAATACAGCTGCCGGGCAACGCGCCATGTTAGACCAAAAAAGCAATCTGCAAAATGGCATTGAGCGCACCGTGACCGTTTACACAGCCGACGGAAAGCAACTCGCTCAGTATAAAGGCAAAATTGATATAAGCGATAACGACGGTTTCGTGAAATTCGACTTTGACGGAAAGCGGTATATCTACTACAACTGCTTTGTGGAAAGCATTGCAGATATTGAATAAGGAGTGATCGCAATGGGATTAGATATTACAGTCAGCCGCTACGATGTGGGCAAATGCCCACACTGCGGCAAACCTATCAAAGGAGATATGATCGACCATGAAGATTCGGGCGGCTACGCATGGAAAGATTGGCTAGAAAAAATCGGTTACTATGTGCCGTGCGAAGACAGAATCCCGGATAACGACTGGTACGGTAAAGATATGACGTTAACTCTGGAACAAGCGAAAGACCTTGCATCGTTCGCAGAAAATGCCAACGTGTACCACTGGGATTATATCAGCGCATTGGTAAATGATGCCATAATGGACAACAGCTATGTTGTTATCAACGCAGATTGGTAAGGAGTGAGACTATGGACGTTGTTAAATTTGTCAAGTCGGTAAACAGGTTATGCAAAAATCAAAGTGGATGCGCGAAATGTCCTATTTGGGAAAAAGGAATGTGCATGGTTGGGTTCGACGACGATTCGGTTGAATGCATTGAGGAAACAATTTCAAAAGTCGAGCAATGGGCGAAAGACCACCCCGTTAAGACCCGCCAGAGTGAGTTGCTGAAGATATTCCCGGATGCGAAAATTGATGACGACGGAATTCTTGCTTTTTGCCCAGACGCCTTCTCGCCAAAAGAAATAGATGATGAACATTGCCACAAATACAATAAATGCGAAGAGTGTCGCAAAGACTACTGGCTCACGGAGGCAACCGACAATGACTAACATTACAACCCTACGCCAGGGCGCAAGCCAGCCGAAAGAACCAGTGCGGCTGATTGATGCAAATGATGTAATACAGAATGTGCTGGATGAAATCAGGTACAAGGAAAGCTTGTACACATTAACTGTCCGGCGCATAGCCCAAAGAGCGATTGACGCAGCACCCACCATCGACCCGGAATCCCTGCGGCCTACGGCTCATTGGATAAGCGATAGCGGCGGAAGCACAAATGTTGTATGTTCAGCCTGTAATGCAATTTCTTTCGCTGCTTATAATTTTTGCCCAGAATGCGGCAAAAGGATGGTGAACGCAGATGAAAAGCATTGTACTTGATGGAGATAAGCTTGCTGAAGCTATCCAAAAGGCAAAAGATAAAATGATAAATGGAGAATATGACAACAATGATTTGATTTTGCGCGGCGATGCGTTAAAAGCAATCAGACAGAGGTGCATTAGCGAGCATTTGCCTTTTAAATTAAATACGCCAGTTGGAGCACGGGTTCTTGATGCTCTTGCTGCTGTATATCAGGTTAAACCATATAAAGACGTTTGCGGCAAATGGATAAGTGTTAAAGATAGACTGCCTAAGCCTTATACTGCACTTATGTTTTTCGGAAAATTCAGCCCAATGATTGGGTACAGTTCTTACGTTGGCTGTTACGATGGTAAAAAATGGCGTTCCGATGTGGGAGAAACAAAAAACGTCACCCACTGGATGCCACTCCCCAACCCCCCGGAGGTGACCCAAGATGACTGATTCGAATAACCCGCGCGGCATCAAACTGACACCTTTTGATACATCTATTGACGAGAAACAGTGGGCTATGGTAAAAAAACTGTTCCGCGAAGTACCAGATACAGAAGATTTGGAAACCCTTTTGCGGAACTCCCAGCGAAAGGCATAGGTGACCCCATGACCATTATCCTTGTTATCGCCGCCGTCTGTGTTTATGACCTGTGCGGCCTGCTCGCCGTCCTGTACATCAACCACACAGACCGAATGGACACCGTAGACGGCGCAGACAACGTTATTGCCCTTGTTTTCTGGCCGCTGCTGGTCGTAACCCGCATCGGCATCGCGCTTTATCGCATCTTTAGGAGACTCACAAAATGATATACACCACTCTATTTGTTTTGTAATGAAAAAAGGAGAAACCCTATGGACGCTTTTCAATACGAAATGTATCGAGCACAGCTTTGCAATATGTACAATGGCGTTTGCGCAGCATGTCCGCTAAACAGTTATGGCAAAAGTCCGGGCTGTGCTTTATGCAACTATGATACAATAGAGGTTGTAGAACGTACACAAAAGCTAATCGAATGGGCGGAAAAATGGCCGCGCACAAGACAAGATGTTTTGAAAAGGTATTTTTCAGATGCACCAATGAAAAACGGTATTATAAATATATGCCCTAAAAAGATTGATAAATTGTATAAAAGCAAATGCGTAAAGAACGGGAAACCATGCGAGCAGTGCAAAAAAGATTACTGGTTGGAGGAAATCAGCAATGGAAAATAATGTACCATGCGGCAACACCCAACGTCAAAAATGGATGGAAAAATACGCCGCCTATCAGAAAGCCTTTATCGAGGCCCGCGATAAATTCTATGAATCCAACGCCGCCATGTCGGCGCACCCCGCTGATGGTATGCCCAAAGGAAACGCCCACTCTGACCCGGTAGCCCGCCTGGCAGAGCGGTACGATAAAGCCTATGCCCGGTACTGTCGCGCCCGAGCAGATATGAACACAGCCTATTGCAAGCGGCACGAAGCTATGAAGCCCCTCAACTCCGACCAGCAATCTGTCCTGATCGCCATTTACTTTGAGGGCAAATCACGCCGTGACACAGCAAAAGAACTGAACCGTTCCGACTTCTGGGTACGTGCGCAGGAACGTACCGGCCTGTTTCTTCTTGAACTTCCCTCCGGCTGGGAACTTGATATTCTCCCCTGACACAGCAAAGCCCGCAGCTGTTCGGAATTTCCGAACAGCTGCGGGCTGATTTTTTATTCCTGTACTGCCGCAATATTGTGGTAATACCGCCCGGCCTTGTCCTCCGGCGCGTCCTTGTCCTCCAAAAACGCCGCAGCAAGGTCAGCGTAAAACTCCGGCCTGTCCACGCTGTTCTTGCGTGCGACCTTGCAGTAGTCGCTGTACATCATGTTCATCACAGCGGCCCACTCCCACGCATCGCAGGTAATACCGCGCGGGGCCATAAATGGCCGTGTCTGTTCAATTTCCCAGTGCGCACCATAGCTGCCATCCTCATTCTTCATGTTGTACATCCAGCTCATGGCGTCCTCTTTGGTCAATTCTCCATCGGAATCACCGCACAGGCATTCTTTTGTCTTTTCAATCTCGCGGATCATCTCCATGCTGCCCAGACTGACAGGTAGCTCCATGTAGTTCCGCTTTTCCGCTTCCAGCTTTTCAAGATAGTTCATGTTGGCTCCTTATGCACTCACGATCATGAGTTTCAGCGTATCCACATCAGCAGGGTAAAAAGTAAGGCTGCCAAGCACAGGCAAAGTAACGGTAAGCCCACCGTCCCCAATGGCTTCTTTCGCCGCATCGCACGCCATATCCACGTCCAGTTCCCCGGTATCGGCAAGCCCGAACGCCTTTGCAACCTGGTTTTGTGCCAGCGTATCAAGGGCCTGTTTGCTCCGTGCCAAAAACACGAATTTTGCGCCCTTTGCGGCTGCTTTTCCAAGACTGCCTTCCGGCAATCGGGCAATGATTTCCTGCTCCATGTAGGCGGCAATGCCGCGCTGTACTTTCTCGATACTGACCATGTGATACACCTCGCATCATAAGATAAAGGGGCGGCTATTGCCGCCCCCTCGCGTTCAGCTGTTGCAATCGCAGCCGCATTTGGGCAGCGGATTGTACAGCGTCTGCGCAGTCGTGGCGGTGCCGACCGTAACGTCCGCAACCATCTTCGGGTAGAAGGTAGCATTTGCGTAAGTCACGATGGAGTTGTCACCGCAGCAACGGCGCTCGGCTTCCAGCTTGATCTTATGGTCAAGCTCACTGCGCACCGATGCAATGTCCTGCCGCGCCAGCGCAAAGCTGTCCTCCGTGCGCTGGTTGTGCACGGCCTGATCGCAGAACTTCGTGTCAATGGCACTCAGCTTGCCGTCAATGTACTTGTACATCTCCAGCATTTTCTGGTCGCCGTAGGTGTTGGCATCCCGCAGTGCGATCTGGCTCTGCAGCTCGGCAATTTTCCGCTCCTGCGCCAGCTCATAGCGGTTGATAATGTGGTCTTCGCTGCAAGTGCCGCGCGGGCCGATAATCCCGGTAAGCGCACCCATACCGCCCAGCGCATTCAACGCACCAAGGCTGGTGCCGACAATGCCGGTAGCAAGGCCCGCATTTGCAACGCCTTTGGAAGCATAATTCATTTCCATAGTTCAGGTTCCTTTCACAGTAATTTCCACAGCGCTTATGGTACTTTCAGTATACCGCACATACTGTGTTTCTGTAGGACTCCCCCGCGCCACATTTGCGCCATCCTCACGCCAAAACAAAAAAGCGGGCAGCCACTCAAAAAGTGACTGCCCGCCATGTTGTAGGGGGCGGCGTCCTCGACGCCCCGCTCTTGCCTTTACCGCATCTTATTCTTAATGCTTCTCACATGCCGGTTTACCGTCCTCTCACAGCAGTTCATTTCCGCTGCAATCTCGGCATTGCGCCGCCCGTGCCGCCGCATATCCAGCACTTCCCGCTCATCGTCCGTCAGGCTGAATACAAGCTCGTCATACTCCGCCCGGTTCATGCAAAAATCAAACTTCATACAGCACCTCAATAGGGATTCTTCCACTGCTTGTTTGTCTTTGTCAAATAGGCTCGGCGCAGTTCGTTCGTCAAATCCATCTCGTTCAAACGTGCCATAGCCTCGTCCTTATCGACTTTGCCGTTGCCGTTCGTGTCGGAAATGGTAGCGCGGTAGTTTACCCAGTCACGCAGCGCATCCGCGCCGTAGCTCTGGTAAATCTCTGCACCGGCCTTGTCGGCATAGGTGCCGCCCTTTTCCGGGTACTTGCCGTTCTTGTCCTTCTTGTAGTACGCTGCCAGATACGCCCTCGCAAAGTCGTCTCCGCTCAAACCGTATTTCTGCATACCGTAGCCAACAGTAAACTTGTCCGGTGTCTGCCCATCGTCCAGCGTATTTGCCACAGAACTGTAAGCCTGCATATAAGCGGTGACCGCCTTGTCTCCGGCAAGGTCGCTGATGTTGCGCACCGTACTGTCCTCTTTGGTGCTGTTCACAAAGTTGCCAACAGCATCCTCACCAAACTGCGAGTACAGTGTATTCCAAGTTTCCACCGTGTTCAGGTCCGCATTGTCATTGCCGCTCGTCTCCCGCTTTTCGTCGCGTACAAGGTCGGTGGCGTTCTTCATCAGCACATACTGGCTGAATCCTTCCGCACCGCCGTCCCGGTATGCCTCGTACTCCTTCGCGTTCACACCGCTCACGCCGTCGCCAACAGCGGCCACACCGCCAGCGGTCTTGGCTACCGTGTAGGCATCCTGCACAAGCGCACTCTGCTGGTCTTCCGGCAGCTGCAAAAACATACTGTTCTGCCGCAACTCGTCAACCAGGTCATAGGCTGTCTGACCGCTCGTCTTGGCATACTCGGTCTTTTCCTCCGGGGTCATGTAATACCCCTCGCCGTCCACCTTGATTTGGCTGCTTGCCTTTTCCGGCAAGACATGGCTGTCGTTCGTACTGCCGTACAGTTCTTGCAGATACTCGTCAACAGGCGTTACGTTTTCGGCACTGTAATACCCGGGGCTTCCAAAATTGTACGCCCCGCGCAAAAACATCCCGCTCGCCGTATCATCCGTACCGTCAAGACTTGCTTCCTCGCGGCCCCACTGGTCAATGTACGGCTCGTTGTTTTTGCTCAAACCGGGGATTTTGTTTTCCATCTTTCGGGTGTTGTACCCAATATCCCGCTCGGTCTTTGTGTCGCCGCCGCCATAGGTGGAACGGCGCAGCGGGTCAATGGTTCTAGCAACTTGACCAAGCGCGGTTGGAACATATTGCTGTGCATAACTGCCCAGCGTCCCGCCGAGAAGCGTTGCTAATTTATCGTCAGAATCTGCATAGCTCACGCTGTCCAGCGTATCATTCAACCCTTGCAGCATTGTGGTATCCAGAATCGGGTTCCCGATTTTTCGCGCAGAGTCAAGAAATTTTGTAACACTAAGGCCACCGTTCTGCCATTCATTGGCAATCTCGGCACCCATCAAAAGCGGTACGCTTGCGGGGCTTGCCCAATCAATGGTGTACGTTCCTTTACCGGGAATATTGATGGAATATTCCTGCTTGCCAGTCATCTCATCAAACGCATCGGCGCGGTCATCTCCACTCTCGCTGCCGTTCAGCAGTCCATTATAAGCAAGGATACCGCCAATGCCCATCAATGCCGTGCCGGTCAGACCTTTGGCAGCAGCGTCAATTACATCTGCGCTGCTTGCACCTGTGGCATAGCGATAAGCAGCTTCTACTGTGCCACCTACAATATTGTATTCCATTGCATTTTTGGCAATGTT